ATGAATAATTCAAGTCATGAAATGAGTGAGTATATAACTAAAGTCCCCCAAGTTACCCTTCTATTCTGGATTACTAAAATCTTCGCAACTACTTTTGGTGAAACTGGCGGAGATAGTTTTTCAATGTCATTGAAACTTGGGTATTTAACTAGTACTTTTATTTTTGCCATAGTTTTTATTATCTTATTGATCTGTCAAATTAAGACAAAAAGTTATAAACCATATTTATATTGGTTTACCATTATTGCGAGTACAACTGTTGGTACAACATTAGCAGACTTTGTCACTCGATCTTTAGGTATTGGCTATAGTGGAGGAAGTAGCTTACTCCTCGGCTTAGTCATCGTCTCATTATTGGGTTGGTATAAAGTTGAAGGCAGCGTCTCCCCTCATACCGTTAATAAACCTAAATCAGAAGTCTTTTATTGGTTAACAATTACCTTTAGCCAAACTTTGGGTACAGCTCTTGGTGACTGGTCAGCAGATACGATTGGATTAGGCTATAGTGGCGGGATTGCTCTTTTCTCAGCACTCATTTTATTGATGGTGTTTTTGTATAAATTCACTTCTGTTTCACGAACATTTTTATTCTGGAGCACTTTTATTTTAACTCGTCCTTTGGGTGCTGTAGTTGGAGACTTTTTAGATAAGCCCCTTTCCGCTGGAGGGTTAGACTTAAGCCGTTTTGCAGCATCCGGAGTAATATTAATTGCTATTTTAATATGTATTTATTTTAGTAAAAATAATCAGTTAGCTAATATCAAAAATGCATAAACTGTGAAAGCCTTCCTTAGAGGGCTTTTACACAAATAACTATATTCACATCACTATTGATTGTATGAGCTGAGCATCCTGATAATAGGATACATAACATCAAAATTTTAAACATCGATTGGCACCATATCAACGGTCAAGCCAGCGAGCTCATGATGACAATCAGTCAAGAATTGAATCTTCCCCTCAGTCAAAAACAGATGGCATCGGCTTGCTGGGTAATGATCATTAACTAGTAATGAAGGTGTAAATGTTGGCTTTTCAACATCACCATTAAAGTTCCAGATACTACCATTATAATGTGCGCCCTCTTTTACATGAAAAGGATGTAAATATTTACACCCGGGGCACTTAAACATATAGATGCCGCTGCTCCAATATTCTAAATATGGCGTAAGTTCTGTTACTGTTTCTGCTTGAGCCATTTAGATCACCACTCGATTGGCGATCCAACCATAGAAAAATTGTTCTTGGCTTTTATTGCGCTCACAGATTTCAATGTAACGTTGGCCTTGCATGATATTCAGAACTCGAACTAAAACTTTTTCTCCTTCTTTCCCGCGTTTGACCAAATAAGTTTTGAGTGCATTAAGAGTTGCCGGACCATATATCCCATCTACTGATAAATCTGGCCACCCTGCTTTACCATTGTTATTTAGGAGATTCAAAGCTCGTTGTAAAAGAGGTTTTGCAAAGCCGGTACCGCAATTCACACCAGTGTCTAGAAGCTCTTCGGCCACTGCTGAGCTGATTGTATTTACTTGGTCAAATCGCGGAGCTGTCCAATAGTTTTTGCGGTAAATTGCTTTGGCCACATCCAGAGGTAAATCTCGCATATTACCTTTGAATCCATTTGCTCGAGCAACTGCTTCAGTAATTCCATACTTAGTTGCACCACCACGGTCTGCTGGGTTATTTACGTACCCGCCTTCTCGTTTGATCAACTCATCAAGATATTGTTCGATGTTCATTTCACTTTCCTTTAGACGTAAAAAAGCCACCCGAAGGTGGCGCAGTTTTTTCAAGTTGGTTCATGCTTTTATAGAAGCAATAATTACATCCAACTTCCACATTAAGATTGGCACGGAAAACAAAAGAATAAATGCAACTATTGTTTGCCATAAGCCATACTTTTCAATAGACACTTTTATAAGCTCCACTATTGGTTTAAAATGCTCCATATAGATTTACTTTCCTCTTACTTTCGTCGGTGGGTGGAATGAAAAACCCCGGTAGTTAGCGCTACTGGGGTTTTGTTTTGGGTATTAAAAAACCCACTCGATGAGTGGGTTTTGTTAAGTTGATTTTATTAGTGACGAATCAGACTACCTGAAATTTCAAGTACTCCCATCAATCGACTTGACTCCATCAGTGGGTGAAACCAACGGTCGCCATAATGTTGATTACCTGTTGTGTAGCTTATGGTTTTTAAATCATCACTAATGATTTCTCTATTAAGAGGTCCTCTTAAATCCATTGTTCGAGTGAGTTTTAGAACTGCAATATTGGTTTTAAACGCATATTCAGCTAAGTAGTGACCTTGTTCATTACTAAGCATGTGTATTGCACGATAGATTTTGCTTGTCACAAAGTTTTGGGAAATAATTGCATCTACCAGATCCTTAACCAAACCCAATGTTTCATTATCAAATAAAGAACCTTGAGCCTTCTTCTCTGCACTACTGTACATCGCAATCAGATGATGAACATATTCCACTGCAACAGGAATCATGTCATATGGGATTTCATCAATATGCTGAACATTGAAACGCTGATGAACTAATTTATAAGCATCGCTGTAATTCAAATGCTTAGTTTTAGCTACAAGAAGATTTACAGCATTGGTTAGGGGTTCACGTTCGGATTTGTGGGTTTTGGCAACTGGTGTGCCAACTTCTTTATCTAAAACATCAAGTACCCACTTGCGGAATTGCTTCGCTACAGCAGTACGAGCAAATATTGCTATTAGGTGGCAGCCACGTAGTGAGAAGATCCGCATACCCAAATTGGGTAGCCGAGGATTATCAATAATTTGTGTCATATTTTCCGTAAATTCATCAGAATTACGATTAAAAATTTTACTGACCGCGTTCTCTTGTTTATATCCTAATGCTTGTGCCAATTCACCTGAAGAAAGCCAAATCTGGCCATCTTGCCGTGGCACGGGATTGAATTTCACTTCATTAAAACTTAATGCTAAACTAGACATATCAATATCCTTTCCTATGGTTGTTGATAAAAGCCCCTTGCCGTCAGAAAGTTGGGGGCTTTTTACATCCCCAATGGGGACTTTTACAATTTAAGACTTTAAAAACTTCTTGTCAATCCCCATTGGGGATATTATTATAAATAAAATTTATTCGAGTATAGGACCATGGCTAGAAGCTCAGACGTTGAATACAAAATGCGTATGACGCAAGAACTAAAAGAAAAAATACTTGAATCAGCAAAGTTAAACAGTCGATCAATGAATGCCGACATTGTTGCCCGTCTTGAAAAAAGCTTTGAAAATCAAAATTATGAAAAAACTGTAGAACTGATCCCTACCGAAACTCTAATGATGGAGTTAGCTAGCCGTATGAAAGGTTACACCATTACTGTTTCAGAAAAATCAGACATTAAAAAAGCACCCTAGGGTGCTTAAGAACATAAAACTAAATTTCCTTAAAAATCATAAAACTACTTCTTTCTGGATTGTAATTAATCTCTAAAGAATAATCCGTACATTCATATTTAAAAACTTTAACCCCATTACTCTTTGATTCTATCCACCCTGTTTTTGGTAGTGAATACAACGCCACTAACCCATTTTTATAATTATTAGCACTAAAATTATCTAAGTGACCAAAACTAACGCTAAACGCATTAATTAACTTTGTATTCCCATCAAAAGAAATGAATCCCGCATTGGTAGCTGGTGTTCCACTAAAAGCATCCTCAAATTCATTAGAGTGAACATAGTTAATATTTGCCTTATTAGTCTCATGATCTATGCTCAAATTTTTAGGATGTTCTGCTTTCAGTGATAAAATGGATTTACCCAATGCTAAACCGCTTATATTAATTTTACTTTTTGCCACCTCGCAACTATTTGCATATGCGAATACAGGAAGGCAAATAAGACCCAATAAAATAATCTTTCTCATAAAAACCTACTTATAAACTTTTCTCAATTTCAATAATTAGAGCACCTTAAAGTGCTCTATTTATTTCGATTTGCTTGCTTGCACTGAATGTACCAATTGTTTGCAAATTCAGTTATTGCTTCCGCCTTATACTCTTCTGATCCAAACTTTGGTTCTTTATAGGCTTCCTCGACCATCATCTCCATTAACCTTTTGAAATCCCTGCTTGGTTTGATACTCTCTATCATCTCCATTTGTCTAACCACAGAAACCCCTTCCTGCCTAAAGAGCATGACATTTTCAGCAAGTTTATTCACATCTCTACAGTGTTTATCATTAGTATCGGCTGAGTGAGTTACAAATGATGCTGTGAGTAAAAATGCAATTGGTAGTAGCTTTTTCATCAGTTACTTCCTTACATACTCTGGAAATTCTTTTAATAAACTATTACAAATCTTATTCTTCCCGTCTTTCTTTACATTTCGGTCAAATTCTTTCATGCCAAATATAAGGACTTTTTTTCCATATTCTTCGCCAAGTTCATGCTGAAAACACTTGGCTGAATCTGAGATTAACTCATTGTTATATTCACTATATCCACATTCAAATTGTGCTCTAGTTAATAAACCATGGACCGAAACAATCTGCTCACAATAAGTTGGCTCATCTCCATTTTTGGGAGCTAAAGCATGTGAAAATGATGTGGAAAAAACAGCCACTAACATGCTCCCTAAAATTATCTTTTTCATGAATTTCACCAATTGTTATAAATATAATAACTTTAACAAACTGGTTACTAAATGTCACATAAAGGAAAACCACCCGAAGGTGGTCGTTTCATAATATTGGTCGTCAATAGGTTTTCGTAGTAGTCAGCGGCTTGCAGTGTCAACAGGTAATTTCTCTCTTATACGTGTACTTCTAAACAAGACCGCCCGAAGGCGGCATTAGCTGTTTTCAATGTCTTTTCTGGCTTTCTTAAACTCTTTAATCACTTCAACAATCGTTTTCCCTTCCTGTTTATCTATGAAATTAAAGATCCAACGGACTAAAGCCCAACCAGGTAAACCACAAACAAAGAAGAACCCACCAAGTGCAATCATTCCCCATACATCAGTAACCCATTCATGAAGCCCCCACTTCACAATAATGAATGAGCCGCCAGCCAAACTTGATACAACCGTACAAATAAGTCCTACAGCCCATTCTTGAGGTGATCGTGGCATACGTGTCATCAATACAACTGCTGCAACTAAAGCAACCGCTAACGTCACCATAATTGCTGCACCATAAAATTTTAAAATTGCTGTTAAACCGCTTGTTGAAACTGGTTCCATTTATATCTCCAGAAAATTTAGGCAATAAAAAAGCACCCGAATTGGGTGCTCAAAGTTCTTTTAAGATTTAAAGTGTTTGTAGAATTTTCCCTCCATTGATCAATTGAGTTGTAAGTGGTGCCACCCCAACAATTGCAGGTCCACCCGGCCCCGGCTGGCCTTCAGTTGTGCCATGGTATTGCCAGTTCCATGTTCCATCATTGGTGGACTTGGTACCGCGTTCACCCCAGTTTCCACCATCTCCAGAAAGTGGTGAACCATAGCGTTCATACTGCGTTCGATAACCCTTCCCGGGTACCGAAGCTTCAGCATCAGTGATTTTCATAACCATTAAATAACTCTCCAGATAGAGGCGATAATCTTGTGAGTCATTTGAAATCGGCTGTCCAGTCATGACCCGACCAAATGGTGCTCCAGCACCACCAGGAATTCCCTGAACCCCATAAGATGATCCAGTGTAAATACCACTTGGTGTTGCTCCACCACCTGAACCGCCTCGAGCTAACGTCCCTCCATCGATAATCAGGTTTAGTTTGCTGTGCCGGTTCAATAAACCTGGTGCTCCCTGAAAACCATCACGCCGGGTTTTGGTAAAATTGAAGTCTGAATCTTTTTCCCAATCTCCGTAAGCTAGATGTGGCAACCCTCCATCACCACCACGTCCAACAACTGAGCCTTTAATCGTTAGATTCACCACCAGATCAGGTGGGAACTCCCCTGTATCTATCGCTGGTAATTCAGTTGCAGCAGGAACGATATACTCTCGTTTTGCAGGACTAGATTTGTAGTCGAATTTATAGACAAATCTGGTTTCCGGTCGATAAGAACTTGAACTTGAAACCAGTGCACCTGCTTCAACTACAAAACTGATTTCGCCAGTCGTTGGTAAATCACCTCTTTGCATCTGATATAAACGTGCCAGATTAATATCAAGCTGATCATATCGAATATAAATCGGTGAATCATCAACCGGCACATCAATAAAGTCCTTGTCATTGAGGTAATAACGTTCATCGTAATTAATTGCAGTAATGGTATTAGAGAACTGGTCAGCCGGTTCTCTTTTTGCAACCAGATAAGGCAGTGAGCCTTTGGTATCGTCATTAACTACGGTGTAGATAGTATTCACAAAGTCATCGGGACTAAGCTTTAAGGCCCCGTTCGGTAAACGCCCTAAAACTACTTTGTTCTTGGCAGATCCTGCGGTAACAGGAATAAGGTCCACGGTACCATCCCCCATTTGCAAATAAATCACATAACTCTTGCCTGCAATAAAATCTACATCATGGCTTAAAGTCAGGATTAAACCCTCTTGCTGCACCACCTCACCACTTTGATGGATACCATTGCGATAATCAGCTACAGCGATCCGGTCACGTAAAACCAGTAATTCTGATTCTGGTGCCGCATCAAAGGTAATGGATTTGCGCTGGAAGCGAAGCTTGTTCCAAAGCCGGTACGCATTGAAATGCGCTTGCCACTTGTTACGCACACCTACAGATTTCACCTCTTTGGGGTTCTTGGCCCCTTTATCCGGTAGATAGATATTGATACGACTATCGTCGGCCGGATCCGTGTATTCATAGATCAGTCCATCGTAGTCATCCATCACGCCAAAGGTAAGATCATGCTTGTAACTATCAGGAATAATATTCCTGAAGTTAAATAGCATTACCGAGTTATCAGTTGGACGTTCAAAATAAAGCTTGAGCTTGTTGTTTTGTCGATAAGCGGTACAAAACACTGCATCACAAAGATTGGTGACCAGCTCTTCAAAAGACAGGTTTGTATCATCAATTGTGGTGCAGAACTCAGCCGCTAGTGGTGTTCCAAAATAATCAACTACATCGTTATAAGTCCGGTAAATGTTTTCCAGATCAATCTCATCGATCGTACGGCGCCCAATCTTGTCATCAAGTGCCATAGATACCAAAGCATCAGCAAAGCTTGATGTTGGAAATAGCTCTGTCGTCATTGCGCCGTTTTTAAAAGTCGGTAACATCCGCTGAAGATCAAAATTGATCTTGCGGGACTTGACAGATAAAGCTCCAGTGGTTGCATAAGTACGCGCACGAAAAACCGTTTCATGCTCATACACTGTGCTTTGTAAAGGATAAGCACCGTAAAGCGCCTGCCACTTTACTTCATCAACAACAGTGGTAACTGCCGGTGTTGGAGTTAAACGGCGTGCACGGACACTACAGCGCCCCTGAAAAGTCACCATATCCAGCGTTGCACCAACTGTCTGACGTGACTTTGCTGAACCCTTTAGGATGATCTGCTTCAGCATTGGATTGCCAATGGCTGCACCAGATTCATTAACCGGCGTTACTTCAACTTCAATCGTGACGTTTACAGCTCCCTGATTTCCACCTGAAGAAACTGTGTAAAGTCCATTTGTGGCCACAAAGTTACATAGCACCCGACTACGTTCAATATTGTCCAAAATGAATGGACCAATCCACTTCTCTCCAATAGATGAAAGCTTTGGAGATAAAGCACTAGTTTGCTGATTTGATAATTCCCTTAGCTTTAACCAATTTGGATTAACTGCTGCTGGATTAGATAAAGCCATCCGATCATCAGCTACCGATAAAACGCTGTAAGTGCCGTTTAAATCATAAGTCTGGCCATTAAACGTGAATGAGGCATTGGTGATTTCTACCCGGTCATTACTTACAAACTTAGTGGTTAAATCCGTATTGTTTGCAGATGCCCGCAGGATCTCATTAGGATATGCAAAAAGAAGATAGTTGGTACCTTCCAAGCTTTGTGTATCAGCTGGACGGAGAACTTGGCCATTAACAGAAGTTTGATGCTGAACCGTTAGTGGCGGCGTGGTAATTTCGGTACCAAGCGAAAAATATGGCTCACCCGAGACAATATCGACACCCGGTCGATAGACTTCTACCGATGCACCGGCAATATCAACAATGTTGGTTTCACCGTCATATGCACCGTTAATTTTATAGTGACCACGACCAATACAACCGACAACATGCTCTACTTCGACATTGTTTTCATATACCTTGTAAGGCACAGTAATCAGATCAGGGGTATCGTGAGCGGCACCATAAATATCAGCAATACGACCATTTACGCGAGTTTTATTTTCACGGTTTGATAATTCGTTATTTGCAGACGAGGATTGATTGTTATTCTGGTTGGTTTGGGTAATTGATGGTACTGGCATTAATAATGCAACAGCCACACCCATAACTATAGAGGCAACCACTATCCAAGCTAGAGTTATGGGGTCCATACCCTTGGGATTCTCAATTACAATGAAAGTGCCTGGCAAGAAATCGAGCTGCTTTAATTCATATGCATTCTTCGGCGTGACTTCATTCGCAAATGAAATTTCTGCATGATCCATATTGCTTGTGGTATGAAAAATACGGACATGCTCAGGCATATGGTCATATTTTGAAGTAAGCCATTGACCCAAAGTTTCGGCGTGTTCAATTGTTTTGTCTTCGGATAAAGGGTCTTGTTTATAAATAATCTTAATCATAGAAACTCACACGATTAAATCCAAATGCTTGAACGACTTGAATTGGCATCCATGAAACGCCTGATTCCTGCAAATGCAAAATACGCCCCAAACGAAAAAGCCCCACATGTGGGGGCTTGTTTCGGTATCTAGAGTGAAAGGCGACTATGCAGCCTTCCTTAGGCATAGGCAATGGATTTAGTAACTTCAATCTTGATGGCAGAAATACCTTCTCTTTGACGGGCTTCATAAAAAACTCAAGCGCCTCTCCTCGATCAATATCATATAGATCCATTGCAGCTTCATGCGCGAAGTGAACACAGTTGTAGTATTCCTCGTCATATTGCTTATCGAGCAAATGATCGTGACTCTTCATATAGCCCCCTTCAAACCACTAAAACGATCCAGTGCAAAGATATCTCCAGTCTTCGCAGTATTTAATCGTGGTGATTCAGCCTTGAATGTCACAGCTTTATGATTCATGGCAACACTGGAGAGTTGTAGTCCGAGTAAATAAAACATTGGAGAATTCAGATTGTCTGAACTATAAAGGCGGTAATTTACGGTCGGCTTTACATTAGAGTATTGCCCCTCAATTACCCGTTCAAACTCATCCGGCAAAATATCACCAAGCCCAGATATTGAAACGGTCAAAGTCTGGTCCAGATCACCGAGCATTCCGGATCTTTGAATTGTCATTGGTAGGTATTCGTAAAATACTTGCCCCGCGCCTTCATTGTGCTGAACATAAACACCTCGGTCATCATTACGGACCACCCGGTAAGTATTCATAAAAGAAGGGTGTGATAGTTCAATACATTCCAGTTGATAAACATCTACTTTTCGATTGAAAAAGAATTTGGCATATTCGTTATCCATTAGACCTCCCAATCTTTGATAAGTGCCTGATCAGCGATAAGGTTAGGCTGGTTTTGAACAACTTCGAGTTGTGCATTTACCCGGTAAAGGTTGCCATTCACCTCATTGGTCTTGAACGAGTTCGGAATGAAGTTACACAGGTATTGCTGACGTGTTCCCTGATCAATCACCAGATCCGCATAGAATGAGGCTGGCTTATTCTGGTAGATCCGCCAGAAAGCCATCATTCTATTGAAATCGGTTTTACTTAAATTCCAGTTCACATCAACAATGTGGCTGTTACGTTTTACATCGATGTAATAGCGACCACGACCGCCATCCATCTGCTGACGTTTCACATCATCACCTGGTGTTACGCCATAGCCGCTGGTCTGAGGATTTAGCTTTAACTTGTACATAACTTTCCTTCAGGTAATAAAAAACCACCCCGAAAGGTGGTTTTATTGATTAACGATTCCGTCTTGCTGTCGTATTCTCAGTCAAAGACCGACTAATAGTTGAGTTTGGATTACCAATTTGGTCACTTACAAGTTTCGGTACCTTTCTTGGAAGCTGCTTATCCAGTTCATCTGTAACAATGATCCGGACTGTTTGCTCATCCAGTTGTTCAGCTTCAACTGTTGCCCCACTCACCTGATTAATCACTTCAATTTTGAAATTGATTATCGGTGAAGCAGGCTCAATTGAAGGCATAATCTCAGCTTGAGGTCGAGCAGCTTGACCCATCGTGAAGTCTTGAACATCCTCAAGATTTGATCGATCCTGAACTAAACCATTTGATGAGAAGTAGACTTTGCCATCGTGGAATAGATCCGAACGAGCGGAAACTGTCGGTTTTGAAACAGCTCCTCCAGTAAATCCACCGTTCGCAAAGCCTTTAGTAATAATCTGATTTTCTCGAATAGGTTGATTAAAAATATTCGAAATCGTTTGATTATCATTAAAAGCTTTAGAGCTTAGGAATGAGCGATTAAAGACATTTTCTGCTGAAGTGTTGTTAATAGCATGATTATTGATAAATGCTTCAGGGTTTGCACTCTTACGCATATTTTCAACTAACCCAACGCCACCCCAACGGCGAATATCTTCTTGCGACCAGACCACCTCTCCTTTATGGACAATACCGGCAGGTTCATATTTTCCACCAGACCCAGTGTAACCACCGTCAGCAAAGCCTTGATCTTTAATTGCCCGGATGTTTGCAATGATGCTTGCACCCTGTGCAACAGCTCCAGCAATTAATGGGATGTTACGAGGAAAACCAGCTTTTGAAGCTGCTGCAATATTTTGCTGAATCGCAATACCGGCAGCTGCAATGGCATAAGCTTTATCAGCAGCAAACATGATCTTGTATGCTTTTGATTGCTCGCCAAACATTGAACCAAACATTGATGTGAGTGAACCCATCATTTGGCCACCAAGAGCAATTTGAGCATTCAATCGATCTTGCTGATATTTATCTTCAATATCCTGAGCATTCTTTGCATATTCAGCAGCAATCTGATTGCGTTGGTCCTGAGCTGCTTGAATGAT